TTGGTTTAGTTAAGTTGACTCTGTGGTCGTGGAGAACGAGCCATGGCGGACGAAAATCCGGCTGATGGGCAAAAACAGCCAGTAGAGCCGGGGAAAGGTGATCAAACCTCGCCAGAGGGTGCGGGGACGCCGGATTCCGCCCAAAAAAAACCCACTCTGGCGGAGATCGCCGCGGACTGGGGAACATCGGTCCCCTACGTTTCGAAATTTCTCCCGAAAGAGTATCGGGGTTCGCTGGAGATGGCTCGGAAGTTCCGGGCTGAGCACGGCGGCCGTGGATCGGGCTATCGGAGCAAAAAAAAATCCCCTGCTGCCGAAGCAACAGGGGATGACGGCGATACGCCGCTTCCACCAAAAACAAATTTGAGCCGGATCGACGCAAGCCGGAAGGCCGCGGTCGATATTGAGGAAAACGCCAAGCAGCTCGTCGACCAGGCGATCCTCAACAAAGATTCTGAGGCGCTGGTTCACCGCATTCGGGCGTTCACCCAGGCGCAGACCGGCCGTTACGAAAGCGAACGGCAGGTCCGTGAGATCCTCGAACGCGATCGGACGCTGATTCCATTCGACGAGGCGAAAACAATGACCATGAAGGTCATGAACGCCCTGTTCACGCGGTTGCGGGCTGTTCCAAGGAAAGCGGCCGCTCTGGCAAACCCGGCCGACGATGTGCTGGCCGAGGAAGTTATCCGAAAGGCGATCGAGGAAGCCATCTCGGAGGTCCACGCCGATGAATCTCTCTTCGTTTAGAGGCGGCCTGACCGACTACCGCCAGGCGGTGCGCGATGCGTTGGCGCCGCGGCCGGATCAGCGGGTTTATCAGTGGATGGAGCAACATTGCTCCGTTCGCGGGGAGAACGAGGGCAAATACAGCACCAACCTGACGCCCTACGTTCGAGAGTGGTTCGACTGCTTTAACAACAAGCGCATCGAGGATCTCACGCTCTGCACCGGCACACAGGTCGCCAAGACCACGACGGTTATGGGCGGCGTGAGCTATCGGCTTGTGACCGAGCCCGGGGAAACGCTGTGGGTCATGCCGGACAAGGATTTCAGTGGATCCTTCTCCCGCCAAAAGTGGCAGCCGTTCGTCGAGGAATGTGCTCCGCTCGCGGCCTTGCTTCCGCAGGGTCCGGCCCGCCGGAAGTTTATGACGACGATGGAGCAGCGGTTCGGCCGCGCCGTGCTCTACTTCGTCGGATCGAATAGCGCCACGCAGGTCGCCGGCCGGTCCTGCGGGCTCGTCGTGATGGACGAGACAGACAAATTCGGCAAACGCACGGCAAGGGAGGCCGGTGCCCTGCAGAACGCCGAGGAACGCGTCAAGACGTTCAACTACCCGCTCCTGGTCAAGACCAGCACGCCCACGGACATCTACGGCGAGATTTGGGTCAATTTCCTTCTCGGTGACCAGCGGTATTACTTTGTGCCGTGCCCGTTCTGCCGCGAGCAGATTCAACTCGTTTGGGCGCAAGTCCGGTGGTGGGACGACACTCCGGACGAGGCGAAAACCGATGGCACCTGGGACATGGCCAAGGTCCGCCGCAACGCCCACTACAAATGCCAGCGATGCGAGGAAAAGATCCTTTCCCATCACAAGGCCGACATGATGCGCGAGGGCGAATGGAAACCCACCGTCACCACGAACGAATCCACCCGCCGCAGCTACCACCTGAATTCCCTCTACGCGCCGTGGAAAAAAACCCATTTCCCGGAACTCGCCGTCCAGTTCCTCAACTCCCGGTCCAGCCTTTCCGCGCGGCAGAAATTCATCAACTCCACCCTGGCCGAGCCCTTTGACCTGGAACAGAGCTTCGACATCGATCCCATCAAGACCACCGGCTACCTGCCGGCCGAGATCCAGCGCGATCGCACCCCGCTCATGACCGTGGACGTCCAGGCTGAGACCTCGCATTTTTGGGTTGTCGTTCGCGCGTGGGCGCCCACCGGCGAGAGCTGGCTGCTTCACGCCGGCAAATGCGAATCCCGCACGGACCTCGAAGTCCTGGCGGGCAAATACAACGTCAATCCCAACCACGTGATGCTCGACATCGCGCACATGACGAACACCGTTTGCCAGTGGCTTGTCGAACTCGACTGGCGCGGCGCGTGGGGCAGCGATCAGCGCAAATTCACCCACCGCCTGCTCAATGGCACAGTGATCGAGAAGATCGTCTCGCAGGTCAAAATGCGCGACCCGTGGATTGGCACGGCCCGCCAGAACGAACGCAACCGGCCCGCCCTTTACGTGAATTGGGCGAACGATCCCATCCGCGACCAGCTCGCCATCCGTCGCTTCGCCGAGCCCGCCGTCTGGCACGTTCACGGCGACGCCCCGCCGGAATACCTCAAGCATCTCAATGCCTATCAGAAAATCATGCGCAAGACGGCCCGCCGCGGCCGCTACGAGTCGGTCTGGCACCAGTTCGGCCGTCAGGACCACTTGCTCGACTGCGAGTGTATGCAGATCGTCCTGGCGATGATGGCCGAGATTATCACCGAGGAAGCGGGCAATTTCGGGTCCGAGCAAGGCATCCTTTTCCGTTCCCAGGATCTCGCCCAAGGGTGACAACCGCGCACTCTTCATGGAACTCCGGCCCGGAATGCTTTTCGACTTCGCCCTCAAGCTCAAATCCGGCGTACTCGTGTCACGCTCCCCGCTTTTTGTCGGCGGCAAAAAGATCGCCCGCGCCGATCGCAAACTCACGGTTTACAAACCCCGCCGCGAGCTGAAACCTGGACAGATCGCCGCGGACTCCGCCAAATCCGGCGACCCGCAGCTCGCCTATCGCGTGACCGGGAAAAAGCAAAATGAGATCGTGAACATCGCCGCGCCGCGCGCCCGCACATCGGGCGAGACCTTTCGGAATGCCGTGGACGGTGCCCGCATCGAAAAAGCCGTCATGGGAACGAACGGCTCCCGTTTCGACAAGCGCGGCATCACTTCGCGGACCGTGGCCGACGCCCATGCCCACGCTGCCAACGATGCGCCCATCCCGACGGCCACCCTCCGCCGGCACTACGCAAAGAAAGGTTACGAACCCGACCGCGTGGAAATGCTCAAGATGCTCCGCGGCGCCTTCACGCCCACGCATCGCGAGGCTGTGAGGGAGACCCTCAAGGTCTATACGCCTCTGATTCGGAAACCTCGCCCCGCGCAAGGGTGAATGCTGGCGCGGTGATGTTCGGCCAGTTGCACAGGCGGGCGAAAAGTTGAGGCGGAGCCTCCGGAAAATACTTCAGCATCACCGGACACAGCCATCCCGACAGGCCGAAATCCCGGCAGCCGTAGCGGTTCCATTCCTCGCCCGCGCGCAGCTCCTTCTTCTCCCATTGCAGGGAGACCCCGCCGGCGAACGGTGACTTGGAAAACATCAACAAAGGTCGTTCGACTCCCGGCACGGACATCTCGCGGAATTGGTCAATCAAGACATCGGTCCCCTCCACGAAAGGTTCCTCGGAGATCCCGCGGTCCGGATCGTCGAAGCACCAGAAGTCATGAGATTTGTATAGGCGGAGCACGTGAATAGATTCATCCATGCGGAGAACTTTCGCCCGTCGGCGCGGGGGTGCAAGGGCGAATGTGATCATCGTTTTTTACGGGGCTTTTTGTTGAATGGGAATTTTCCGGCAATGACTGTTTCGCGGAAGAGCGGCATGTCGTCGGCTTTTTTGAGAATGTCCTTGCGCTCGCGCGTGGCGCGGGCCTCGGCCAGTTTCTCCGGCGGCTGTGGGGAATAGTTGTGGTGAATGACCTGCAGGCGGGCCTCCCATCGCAGACCGCAGGCAATGAACGTCCCGTCGGTCTTTGTGAAGTATCGCCCTGGCAGGCGTTCATACTCGAAACGCACCGGCGGGTCCGGCAGCCATCGCTGGCCTTGCTTGCGGGCGCAGTAAAAAACCTGCTCGGGCGCGAGGCCCATCCTGTCGCGCAAGTGCCAGGCTCCATAAGCGTCGTAACCGGGCCCCAGCGCGCGCATGGCGGCGTAGTATTGCTCGCGGGCCTCGTCGGCCATGCCTTTGCGAACCTCGTAGGCGCGTCGATCGTGCTCGGTCACTTCCGGCCGGATGTCGTCGAGGGCTTTCATTGTAAATCTTGCTCCGCGAGAAATTGAGCGAGCGGCGAACCACCTTGGACGGCCGCTTGGAATTCCTCGATCTGCGTCGGCATGGAGTTCCAGAGTTCGTCCACTTCGGATGCCGGTAGCAGACCCTTGGCGCGGATGTAATCGGTCATGCGGCCTGGCTTGGAGACACTTCCCCGTGTGCCTTTGCATCCGCATCGCCAGAGGCCGAGAATCGAAGTGAGGCGGGGATGGGCGCGGGCTTCCATCGCCACGATGAAGCGGAGGTTTTCCGGCGTGAGGTCGTGGAGTTCCTGGGGCTTCGAGGCCGGACAGAAGAAGCACGCGCTTTTTACAGGAACCGGCAGTCCGGCCGCGACAATCTGGCGGCGACATTCCTCGCGGTCCCAATTCCAATCCCGCAGGGGATAGCGGTATTCGTAGGAGGGATCTTCATAGCCTTCGACATGAGCGTATCTCTTCGCATCCTGCGGGCCTGCGTCGTAGCCGATGTATTTCACCACGCGGCCGCCCATCGTCCAGCTCTCGATCGCTGGCAGCCATTTGGCGACATAGGCGTCTTGCGGGGCCACCTTCCACTTCTGTGAGCACGATTTGAATCCGAACGCGAGGGACGGCAGAGTGCCGTTGGTTAGGCAGTTTTCTCCGAGGCTCCGGTAGGGTGGATAATTCTTGAAGTTCTTCGGCTCGTATTTAACGACGATCACCGGCGGGAAGTCGATGGATGCAAGGTAATCCTGGCGGACCTTGAGATAGTCGTAAGTCGCCTGCTTTTCCGAGCCAGTGTCCGCGAATAGGATGAGGTCAGGCCGGATGCCGCGATGGTGCATTCCCACCAACATCGCGGTCGAGTTCACACCCAACCCATCGGCGACAACGAGCGGCGGGCGGGCCTTGAAGAGATATGTTTGCACGAGGCTTCACGGGACGAGTTTCAGGTTTTTAAGCTGGCACTCGCGATTGCCGATGGACGTTTCGACATCCGCGCAGGGACGGGTTTTGAAGATGCGTTTGATCGTGCCCATTTGACCGACGAATCGCGCGTGACGCGGATCGCTCGGATACGCCACGGCGGTGATTTCCACTTGGTCGCCGACTTTGAATTCGGGTGCGGCTGGCGGAAGGCGATGGGCGTTCAGCTTTTCGAGAATCTCGTCGCAGCGGCTTTTGATGGCCTCAATGGTGTCGAGAGCTTCTTCGGGGTCGCCTTGTTCGATGGTCTGCCAGACAAATGCGCCGTCGTGGAAGGTCTGATTTACGAGGTCGAAAATCTCGTCCTTCGTTTCGGCGGGAATCTCTTCGAAGAGTTTGGTGTCGCTCATGGTGCGGTTATTTGACGGGTTTGAGGGTGTGGGGATCCACCTTGCCCCAGGATTTGGGCGGCAGGATGTCGAGGTCGGCCGCTTTCTTCGCCGCGGCGGTGTCGAAGCTGATGATCGCCCCGACGCGCTCGTAGGTTTCGGCGAAGTTCGGCGCGTAACTCACCTTCACCGGGTCGGGCAGCAGGCCGAGAAGGACGCTCTGCATGGCGGGCCACAAGGCTTCCTCGCGGGGGACGGGTTTCTTGGTGGCGCGGCCGTGGTTTCCCTCGTTCGCGGGCGGGAATCCCTTTTTGCGGGCGTCGAGGATCGGCCAGTGTGCTTTGGTCACTTCGTAGCCGGTATTCTGGACGCGGAAGGGTAAGCCGAGCGTGGCGATGAGATCGTCGAGCGGGACGGTCAGGTTTTTCAGCGTGGCGTCGCGCACGGCTTTCTTGAGTTTTTCCAGCACGGCCAGCCAGCGTTTGCCTTGCAGCATTTCGATGCCTTCCTTGCGCTTGGACTCGGGGGTCTTGGTGGCTTTGTCCAGGCTGGTGTCGGCGGTGCTGCCTTTCTCTTTTTTGATCCAGCCGACGGTGAGGGCGCCGGTGGCGTCGATCTGAATCACCTTGCGGGCGTTTGGCGTCTGCTTCTTCGCGGGGGTGTCATAGACGCGGACGACTTTCATGGCCTTCCCGCCGACGTCGATTTGATCGTTGCTGGCGTAGAAGTCGGCCACGATGGGGAGATCCTCGCCGGCGGTGAGTTCCTTGTAGCGGGCGGCCTGGTAGAGCCCCAGGCGGTGCATGAAGCAACCGGTATTCATGCAGCGGGCGCAGTCTTTTTTCCCCTCACGGTCCTTGAACTCGAAGAGATCTTTCTGCTTCGAGGAATCGGTGGCGCAGCCCGGGCCGCATTTGGTGGTGGGGTTGAAAAACTTCGGATCGTCGAGATCGAAGGGAGCAACATCGAGGCGACAGAGTTCGCGGGCGAAATGGCTTTCGAGCTCCTTGCGGCTATTGAAACGGTCGAAGTGCCAGAGATTTTCCGCGATCTCCTCCTGCATCACTTTGGGCAGGGAGCCGATGAATTCCATCATCTCGGCGTTGTAGTCGGCCAGCTCGCCATCTGGCCGCCACTCTTTGCGCAGCGCGGGGATGACCTTGAGCAGTTGCTTGCGGCGGGCGACCCAGGCGGGCTTCTGGCCCAACTGCGCGGCGATGGCCTCGTTGGTCATGCCCTGCTCGACGAGGCGGCAGACGACTTCGGCCTCGGCTTGGGGCGTCGGGTTCACGCGCTGGAAGTTTTCCACGAGGATGAGCGCATCGAGTTCCGTGTCCGTCATCTCGCGGATCTTGAGGTTCATCGTCTTGATCCCGGCGACGCCGAGGGCGACGCGGCGGCGGGCTCCGGCGGCCAGCTCGTAGCAGCCCTTTTTCTTGGGATGCGGGCGGGCCAGTCCGTCGGTGATCTGGCCGCTGGCCTTCAAGGATTCGGCCAGGGAGAGGACATCGGGGTCGGTCGGTTTGGGTTGGCGGGTGTTGCGTTCGCTGACAAAAATCTTGTCCAGCGTGGCGGTGAGGTGTTTGTCGGGCATGGTATTGTGGTGGTGGTTGGAAAATGGCGTGCTAAGACGGACGGTTAGCGAGTGTGGCGGAAGGCTCTGCGGGTATCGCCGCGGGCTTCCTGCAGGCGGTCGTATTCGTTGGCGATGATCTTTACCTCGCGGCGAAAGACATACAGCGAGGGCCGATAACCGCCCTTGGCATTGAGCATTTGCTCCATGGTGGGGAAGGCGGTCCATTTGGCGACGAGCGCATCGTGCGGATGGCTCCAAGTGAGCATCTTCATGGCGTTTTGCGGCGGCTGGATTTGGGTTTCGGTTCGGGCAAGGCGTCGGTGGGAGGCCAGAATTTGAGAAACGCGGCCACGACCATGAGGGCGTCGGCGATGTCGTGACGGTGGCGAATGATGAAGCGTCCGGTGGCGAGGGCTGCGGATCGGAGTTTTGGCATAGAGGTGCTAAGACGGAGGGTTAGGCGGTGGGTGTTCCACGAATGTTCCACATGGAACTTGGATATCCGGTTAGGAGGATCGGGTGCGGTGGATCTCCATATATGGGGGCAATGGGAAAACCGTGTTTTCCCCCATCGGGCGGTCGGGTTTCTCGGGACGCATGAGCATCGGCCGCTTCCCTTGCCCCGCGAGGCGATAGCCAGCGAGGTAGCCGCGATCAAAAGTGGTCTCGGCTTCCTCCTTTGTGATGCGCGGCGGTCGGGCCATGACGTAATCCTTCCAGCCTGCCGTATTTCCCTCGCCCAGCTCCTGGGCTTCTTTGGGTGATAGTTTTTGGAATTTCATGGAGTTATTTGATGAGTTCGATGGTCCCGCTGGTGGCGGTGAGGACGCACCGCGCGCCGGATGCCTTTGGTTTTCCGGTGCTGTTGCCGTGGATGATCTCCGCGCCGACGCGGTGGAGCCGTGCGCCGCGGCAGTCGTAAGAGGCATCAGGGGTGACGACGCGCACGGTCAGGCCGGTTTTGAGGTTGGCCTTGCAGTAGTAGATCGTGACGGGACGGTCGGGTGTGGCGATGATGAGCATGGTTAGGCGGCCTTGTATTTGAGTTGGTCGGCGAGGCACTCGGCGGCGTCCACATCGTCGCGGACTCCGAGATAGACGGGCTGGTAGAGCGCGCCGCTCTCAGGGATGGCGTAGAGGTAGCGGACTTCGGCGACGTCCCCGGCCTTGGGGATGGGTTGGTTGGGCGGGATGGTGACGTTGCCCGCCGGGACGAGTTTCTCGCCTCGGTAGAGGGCAATGCGGACGCTCCGCTTGGCGTTCACCTTCTCGACCAGGACGGACGCGGAGGCGACGAACTTGAACTTGAGCTGGTCGCCGCCGGAGTTCGGGCGACCGGCGGAATACGGGGCGTTGAGATTTTTCAGGACGATTCCCTCGGCTTTCTCGCGGCGGAGCTGTTCGAGGAAGAGCGTCTTTTTGAGACCGCCGCCATCGTGGCTCGGGACGAGTTGGATCGCTCCCGAAATGTTCCGCAACTTGGCTTCGAGGTTGCTGAGGCGCAGGCGGTAGGCGAGACCCCGCAGATCGGTGTGCGATTCCAGGAGATCGAAGGCGTAGAAGGTGTCTCCCACGGCCTCGCCATCCATCAGGAAATTGCCGCCGAGCGAGGCCGCCTTGTCGCGGATCGGGGTGGGCAGGCCGCAGGGTTGGCCCTTTTTGTTGAAGGCGGTCACTTGCTCGTCCTCTTTGCGGAGCAACATCCGGCGGCCGTCGTATTTCTGCTGCACGACGATGGCGGGGTTCACCAGCAAGGGCCGCAACTGGGACTCCTCCACGGAATTGAGCAGTTGCGGGCGTGGCGGCAGCTTCGTGGGCAGATTGTTCGGGTCGCAGCGGCACTCATTGACGATGTGGTTCATCGCCCCGCACTGCCCGCATTTGTGGGTGGCTGGTGCGACGTAAGGCGTCCCGTCCTCGCCGTGGGTGTAGCCCTTGGCGGTCTTGGAAAGGACGAGGCGGTTGTAGATCTCCGTTGCTTCCAGGAGTGGGAGCGGAGATCTGGTTTTCGTGCCCGTGGTGAGGGTGGCGCCGCGGCGGCCGTAGGCGAAATTGACGACGTAGCCGTCGGCCTGGGGTTCGAGCGTGGCTTGATAGATTTTGTCGGAGTTTCCTTCGCGGAAATACAGGGTGGTTTTTTGCATGGTGTGGTTTTGGTGGTTGCCATCCTTACGGTAAGGATGGATTAAAATTCCCAGCGGTGTTTCATCCATCCGGCGAACTCTTCGCGGGGTGAGCGGATCTGGATCGGGTAAGGGGAGGTGAGGCGTTTCATCACGATGCCCTCGTAGAACTCCGCGCCGTGCTCGGCATTGAATTCCTTGAGTTTTTCCCAAAGCTCGGGGGCGATGTCGGAGTCTTTGGTATCGACCAGCCGGAGCGAGTTTGCGGGGATCGTTTCGTTCCAGCGGTGAAGGGGGATGGCCGCTTCCAGCATCCGCCTGCGCTCGGAGTAGATCGGCCGTCCTGGCAGGATGATGGCATCGAGGACGACGAGGGAGCCTTGACCGATTTTGTGCCGGCGTTCCAGCCCTTCGCAGTCAAACCACGCGATGTCGGTGGCGTCGGCGACCTCGGCGAGCTTGAGCAGGGAATCGGCGAAGGCGGATTCGATGGAAAGCGGCTTGCCCTCGCGGTTCCAGCAGGCCCGGGATGGCGCGTGAACGAGCACGCGCCATCCGTTGTATTTGGGCTCGGCCCACCAGTCGCCGTTCTTCGGCCTGGCGCGGTCCAGCGGCCCGCCATTGATGGGGCGGGCGGGGAAGGTGGGAATGTTCATTCCTTCTTCCGGCCCTTGGTTTTGACCATCGCGACGATGGGGCAAACCATTTCTACGGCGCGGTTTTCCTCCACGCTGAGGGCAGTGTGGCGGGCGGTGTGGAAGTCGGGCGTGGGTTTGATGACGGACTTCGCGCTGAGGGCTTCGGCCGCGTTGTTCTCGGCCAGGAGTTCCTGCAGGGCGGTGATGATGTTCTCGGCTTGCTCGGGCGGGAGTTTGTCGCCGTCGATTTTCAGCTCGAAGGCTTGGCGGAAGTATTGCGCCGTGCGGTCCTCGCCGATGGCCTCGATCAACGGGCTCTCGTCGCTGATGGTCTTGTAGCGGGATGAGAACGTGACGAGCACGCTGTCGCTGCAATTCTTGCACTCGATGGACGACGGGATCTCGTGACGGCCGTGCAGGTGGTCGAAGTAAAAGCCGGACGCGAGGGTGCGGAGTTCGGCTTTCTTGGCGTCGAGGGAGCCGGTGAGGGCTTCCAGTTCGCGGGTTTCGGCGATGATGTCCTGGACGAGCTTCGAGACGTCGCCATCGGGATCGGGCAGGATCGGGTAATCCGTCCCCTTTTTCTCCTTGGGCGCGGCGATGCCGCCGAGGTTGATTTTTTTGATTCCAGCGGTCTTGGGAGCCGCTGCCGGTGCTGTTTTTGTGGTGGTGGTGGACATAAATCAGGCGGCGAGCAGGAGGGTCGGGCTCGCGTCGGGCAGGCGCAGGTTGGTCTCGAAGTACTTCCCGGCCGAGAGGTCGCGGAGTTCGCTGAGCTTGGCGGCAGTTTTCTTGCGTGTGGTCATGGTAAGTGTGCGTTGTATCCTTACGGTAAGGATGGGTTAGGCATACCAAGAGCAACTGACTGGCTTGCCGTGCCACTTGCTCCCGCATCCGAATTTGAAATTGACCCGTGGTGAGGAATCGTGACCGGGATAGACAAAATGGCGTTCCGGTTCGGAATCGTGGGCGCAGAATTCACCGATAACCGGCACGGCGTGGCCGGACATGAAACCTGTCTCCGTGGTGCGGGAAGCCAGACGGCGCAGGACGAGCGAACGGCCACAAACCTTCATGACCTGGTAAAAGTCCGCGTTCGTCTGGTCGTAGCCCCACGTGTTATAGACCACATCGCCGACGGCGAAGTGCTTGGAAGCGTCGATCTCCAGACGGTCCTTTTTGCGCTTGGCGGTGGCGACGGCGCGGGCTTCGAGGGAGGAAAAGAACTCGGCGATCTTGGCGTGAAGGCTCTCGGTGGTGCGGAAGCGGAAATGCCACGCGCACTTCCGCGCCGTGCCCCGAAATGCGATGGCTTTGGGGATGGGCGTTTCGGTGTAAAAGACGGAGCCGAGTTTGTTGCTTTGCTCCTGGGTGTAAGTGTCGGGACGGTAGCGTTGGACGGTCATGCGTGGGGTTGGTTGAAGTAGAGTTGTTTGAAGTAGTTATCGAAGGTGATTTCCTTGCCTTGGGCTTCCAGTGCGAGGCAGGCGGATGCGAGTTTCTGAGTGGCCTCGCGCTCTTTCTCTGAGTCGTGGAAGCTGTAATGTTCGAGCTGCTTGCCGCGCCAATAGATGTAGCCCTCATGGTCCTTGGTCACGTGTTCGACGCCGAAATGCCCCGGCTTCGTGTAACCACGGAGGACGGAAGCATGGAGTTCAGCCAAGGCCATTTCGCCCGCTTCGGTTAGTCCGTGGTTGCAGGCCGCTTGAATGATGGCGAGGTGGCCGGGAGCCAGGTCGTTGCCATCGTTGGTCAGACGGAGGATCTCTGTGCAAATGTCGATGATGGGAACGGTCATGTGGTTTTGAGTGGTGCGGCGTTTTGGATCTGATCGGGATCGATGCTGGCGAGATCGAGCAGGGTGGTGATGGCGTCGGACAGGCGGGCGAGTTCAAACTGCGCGGCGAGGCCGCAGTAGCCGCGATTGTCGCGCTCGTAGATGCGCAGCTCGAATTCGCGTTCAAGGGAGGTGTCGAGAACGGTTCCGACGTTTTCCTCGTATCGCAGGCGGCTGGTCTCGGCCTCGCTGCAATGCAGGGTGAAGTAACTCGCGTTCGGATTACCGGACGGATGGCGGGCGGTGAGTAGGGCTGTCATTTGGAGTTACCACGCGGAAGAGTTGCAGTGCTGCCACGGCAGGCGGGCGGTGTGGTCGTCGTTCCACGGCCGGTAGAAGGTGGAAACGGCGCCGGGGTCCGCGCCCCACACGATCACGACGAGCGGGCCGTGATAGCCGACGCAGGAAGTGCAGTAATCGGGGAAGTAGGCGGCGAACTCGACATCGAAACACTCGTCCTCGGGCATGATTAGCCGGATGGCCTCGGCTTTTCCGATCTCGGCGAGGATCTCGGGCGGGACGGGGCCGGGAGTGTGATTTGTGCTCACGGCTAAAACATCGCGTCGAACTGGGCGATCATCCGGCGGGAGTTGAGGATGGACGCGCGGTTTTTCTGGAAGCAGGTCGGGCAAACCTTGTGGTCGTCGGGTTTGCCGTTGACGGTCTCGGTGCTGTCCTTCGCGGGCTGGGAGCAAAAGTAGCAAAGACATTCGCGTTTCATGCGGTCGAGTTCTTGGGATGCGTTCATGGTTTTATGAGGTTGGCTTGTTCGTGCATTTTGATGAGCCACATCGCGCACTGGCGGATGCGGCCGGTTCGGAGGCATTTGAGGATGGCGATGTCGCCAAGGGTGAAGGCTTGGATTTGCCAAGGGGTGCGGCGGATGAAGAACGGTTCGGGACCGACTCCACCGATCGGACGGCGGAAGCCAAAGGGGCCGCAGCCGTCTTGGATGTAGTAAGCATCTCCGGCGCGATAGCCGCCACGGCGGCGATCAAAGGCAATGCGATTGAGAGGTTTCATTCACTTAGTAACAGATCGGTAAGGACACCTTGAATCCTTACGGTAAGGATGGGAGGGAGCCGGTTCCGTCATGAGCCGTGTCGATGCACTGGATCTCGCCGTGGGCGTGCTCCCTCCCAAATGGTCAGACCGAAACGCGCATCGGCATCAGCACGAGCTGGGCCGAGCCTTCGCGGAACAATCCTGGGGACATCGGATCGAGCAAGCGGAGTTCGGAAAACTCCTGCCGCACGGCTTCGAGGAAGTAGTCCATGTTGAAGGCGATGGACATTTCCTTGCCGGTCGCGGTGGCGTTCGGCACGGTGACGGTGTTTTTGCCGCGGCTGATGGTCAGTGCGCCGCTCTTCGTGGTCAGGCGGATGCTTTCGGTCGGTGCGGCGGGCAGCTTGGGCGCGGTGGCGAGGATGTAGTCGCGGGCGGCCGGGGGGATGGCGATCGTGGTCAGGGCTTTGTCCTCGGGAATCACCTGCCGCCAGTTGGGATAGTTGCCCTCGATGCCTCGGGTGAAAAACTCCCACGCACCGGAACGGATGCGGATGACGCCGTGATCCTTGCCCTTGATCTTGGCGAAGGCGAAGGACCATCCCGGTTCGTTCAGCAGGGGAATGAGCGGGCGGGTGATGGCGCAGGCGGGCAGGATGCGGACGTCCGTGAACGGGAAGCTCTGCGAGTTCTGCATGAACAACCGGCGGCCGTCCGTGCCGATGAGGGTGTGGTGGCCGGCTTGGCTGCCATCGAGCGCGACGCCTTGCAAGACGTAGCGGGTCTCGTCCAGGCTGCTCACGCTCATGGCGTGGCGGATGCCGCGCAGCGTGTCCGCGCCGACGGGGATCTCGGCGGTGAAGGGGTCGAGCGTATCGGGGTTGAACTCGGGGAAGCCGGACACGGGCAGGCTGGGGATTTCCGTCGTGACGACGGTTTCGTTCAGCAGGTAGCTGGCCGTGACATGGTGCGGAGTTTTCTCGACGTTATTCTGCCGCCCCTTGCCGCCGTAGGCTTGGAGGATGATGGCGTCGTCGGCCGTGGCGTTCTTCACGATCTGGCGCAGCTCCTCGTAGGGGACAAGGAACTCGCCGTTCTCGCGCTCGAAACGGGCGGCCAGCACCTTGCGGGCCAGTTCGCTGTTCGCGGTCGGCGCGGGAATGGTGTGGACGGCCGTGGTGTCCAGGTCGGTGGCGGTGATGGTGACGAGGCCATCCTTCGACTGGATGAGGATGTGCCGCATCACCGGCAGGGTGGACTTGCGGGCCTTCCGCATCACCGGCGCGAGGACGCCGAGGATGGCGGCGATCACGGCTTTCGGGAAGCGGGCGGCTCCGATGGGAACGACCGGCGCGGGCGGGAGTTCGGGCGGTGGCACGACGGGTTTGCCGAAGGTGACGGTGGGCGGTTTCGTTTCCGACGCGGCGGGCGCGGCGGCGTTCTTATGCGGCTTGGGCTTGGGTGTTTTCATGAGTTTTGTGGTTGAGAGTGGCGAGGCGTTGGTAGGCGGGTTCGTCGAGATTCGTCCCGTCGGGTGCGAAGGTGGGTTCTTTCGAACCGGGGAGGCGGTAGTCGGCGAAGAGGATCGTTCCGCTGTTATGCCGCAGCGCGCGGACTTCGATGCCGCTGCGCAAGCGGTAAGTGATAGGAGTCATGGAATTGGGAAGTGAAATCCTTACGGTAAGGATGGGGTTGATAAAGTGGCCCGCCCGGTGCTGGCCGGGCGGGAAATCTGGTGACACGCGGACGCCCAGCAACGGGCCGCGAGGGCTTCAACTGTTCGTGGTGGTCGCCGACGGGAGAACAGTTCAGTTCCCATACCCATAGCCCGCCGGAGGCTGGTTTATTGCGCTTGCCGTGTTGCGCCGTGGGCGCGGACGGACTTGGCAAAAACCAAGCGAAATTCAGATCATGCCCATGGCCATGAGCCAGCTCGGGCTGCCCTGGGAGTCCCAGCCGTCGGGCTCGACGGAATCGCCGAGGATGCTCGGGCAGGTGCAGTCGTGGACGGCCTCTTCGAGTTCCTCCATGGAAATCGCTTCGACCTCCTCAAAGTAGCGCGGGGCGTTGGTGGTGCGTAGGCGGACGGGTTCGTCAAACGAGGCCGGCTGGACGATCATCACAGTGGCTTGATTGTCCTCCCAGCGGACGGTGCATTTTTCGCCTTGCAGGATGGTGCGGCCGGACTTGAGGGAAATGTTGGCGCGGGCGGTAAGGAGTGGCATGGAAAAAAGGGTGGGCGGCCATCCTTACGGTAAGGATGGCCGCCGGTTGGATTAGGGTTTGATGTAGGCGTTGACCCCGATGGTGACGGGCTTGCCGTTCACCTGGGCGGTGGTGGCCTGATTGCCGCCGCTGGTGGCGACGACGAGGGTTTTGCCGCTGGCCGATGGGCGCGGCGATTGCAGGGGGATGCGGATGACGAGTTCGTTGGTTTTGGTGTCGATGGTGGCGTTCATGGTTTTTGTGTTTTGTTCGGACGGGTTCGTGATGAAAAAAAGGCGAGGCGGAGCATGGAAGCTCCGCCTCGCGGGTTGCGTTTCAGACCGTGACGATCAGGCGGCGACGGCCGCAGGGGTGACGGTATCCTTGAACGAGAAGATCGTTTCCGCGATGGCGAGGAAACGGCCGCCGATCAGGATCTGGTCCTCGGGAGCGAGTTCCAGGAACTGTTCCTCGAAGGTGTCGAGCAGGCGGTTCATGGTGTCGGCGGTCGGTTTGCTGGCCGGCATGGCGACGACCTTGCCCGCTTCCGGGGCCGGAGCCTCGGCGGTGGCGGCGTTGGCGACGGCGGGCGCAGCGGTGGCGGGTGCGGTTTCCGGTTCGGTCGCGGCGGCGGTGGCCGCAGCGGGAGCGGGCTTCGCGGCGGCGGCGGCCACCTTGGCGTCCGCTTTGTCCGACTCGGCTTGCGCCTCGGCGATCAGCTTGTCGTTCGCGGCTTTCTCTTCGAGGGTGACGCCATGCTCGTAGATCGAGCGCAGCTCGGGCTCGAAGTCGGCGACGGAGCGGATGATGACGGCGACGTCCTCTTTCGCGAGCCGCTTGGCCGATTTCGGACCCAGCACGCGGACGATGGCCAGGCTGTCACGGAATCCGAAGCTGTCGTATTCCGCCTCGGTGATGGTTCCATCGATGACGAGTTCCCACGCTTTGGAAGCGTAGGAGGCGTTCGAGATGGTTCCATCCTTGAGACCGGCAGCGCGCAGCACGGAGTAGATGGTTTCCTTGGGTTTCAAGTCCGCGCTGATGGCGAACAGGAGCTTGCCCAAACCGGCGAACGCGCTCTGCGCGACCTTGGAGAGATCGGCGAAACGCTGGATGCGGTCGGGTTGAGTCAGCTTGGTGATGACGTCCATCGCGAGGACGGACGACTTGACGGCGGGTTTTTTCTTCATGGTATGGTTTTGAGTTGCGGGAGTGTGTTCCCTTGTTCACTTAGTAACAGAGCGACTAGGACACCTTGAAATTGCGCGTCCCTTCCCGCATCCTTACGGTAAGGATACGGAAACGAAAAAGCGCACGAGGGAAAACCCTCGTGCGCTTTTCAGCGTTCTACTTAGTAACAGATCAGCTAGGACACCTTGAAAGCGTCCGCCAACCTTGCGAGATCGTGCATGGTGGCACGTTGGCGGGCTGTCAGTTCGCGGGCGTAGCGGTTGCGCTCGACGTTCTCCGCGAGGACTTCCCCGCGAGTGATGGCGAGGGAGATGGTTTTCACTGGCACGGCCAGAGGCAAGGTGGCTTGCGTTTCCCGCGCGGCGGTGGCGGTGGCGGGGGTCAATAACTCCCTGCCAGCATCCACCCGCTTTGCCATCCGTTCGCATCGTTTGCGGAGTGCATCCCCGTTTTTGATTTCCAGTGTCCCCGCTTCACTCATGGCGAGAAGTTCGCGGGCAAGGCGAAAGTCAAGCCGGAGACCTTGGCGAGCATAGGGCGACGCGCTGGCCATCCAGTAGGCCCGCAAGGCGTCCCTAGTGGCGCGGAGTGCCTTGGCGAGTGTGGCGCGGGATGTCTGGCCGGTTTGCTCGCCCCAGAATGGCTGGACATCGTTCGCGGGCAATGGTTCAGCATCCCATATTTCGCGGGCGCGGGTTGCGGCACGTTCCCCCGCATTTTGGGCGGTGGTGGCGTCCGCATAGATCATCTCCCGTGTGGAGTTGTGAAGCAATTTTTGCGCGGCATTGCGGGCGCGGCGGAACGACTCGCGGGGGTCAATTCCTTCCATCTCACAAGCGAGCAACTCCGCCCGCGCTGCCGCTTTCAACTCTTCGATTGCCTGCCAGTCGAGAGGCATCCCGCAACCGTCGCGGGCCTCGATGTCGCGCAGCTTGCCCTTGTTCTTCCCCCGTGTGATGACTTTCCCCTTTTTCGCTCCCCCGAGGAAATAGAAGCGGGCGCGGGAGTAGGCCACCCTTGCGGCGGTTGCGTCAATTTCGGGCGTGATGACTTTGCGCGTGGTGATGTCAGAGGCTATGCACAATTGACGTTGTGCGCGTCCGCTGGTGGCGGTTGTCGTGGTTTGCGTGGTCTGTTCCATACGCTGCCAGAGTAGCGGATTAGCTACGAAAGGCAATAGCAAAGTGACATCCTTCATGCCTAGTAACAGACCAGCTAGGACACCTTGAAATCATCCTTACCGTAAGGATGGCGCGCCCTTATCCTTAGTTATTCCTAAGTAAAGACAAATCGACAAAACGGCAAAAGCCGGGCCGAAAACTTATTTGCCTTTTCGGGGTTTCCAACCGTCCAGGGCCAAAACAATTTCGGCATTGGGCAGCTCCCGTCCGCTCAAGATGCGATGCAGGCTCACGCGGGCACTTTCAGCGGTCCATCCGAGATGTTCGGCCAGGAAGGCGGCGGCCTGGGCTTTGCGCCCACGGGATTCCATCCTAGCGCGAAACTTTTCAAGCCAGGCGTCGAAGAGCGGAGTGTTACGAGCCATGGCGCAGGGAGATCCAGATTCCTTTCTCTTCCAGGATGAGGACGTCGAGGTCGGCCGGGATCTCGTAGCCGGCGCGGATGGTGGCGGCCACCTTCTCGGCGGCGGGGTGGAAGGTGCGATCGTGTTCCCATCCGTCGGGGAGCATATCGAGGGCGCGCTGCAGGTCCGTCCGGACGGGCGCGACCTGGAAGGCGTGGCCCTTGCCTTCGCGCACCCAGGCGAAGAGCCGTTCGCGGTCGGGACCCAACGGGTCGAAACCGGCCGTCCGGTCGTTCAGTCCGTCCAGGGAAAACTGGAGTTCGGCGTCGGCCAGGCCGGGGTGATGTTTGAGGATGTCGGGGCCGAAGATCTTTTCGAAGATCAGGCCGTCGGGTTCGTTCATGGCGTGAATGTAGCTCATTTGATACGGGGTTGGCAACGGCGGCGTGGGGGAGCCGTCGGCAGGTTGATGGTGTGGGTTTTGTTCCATTGACGCAGGACGAGGGCGGCGATCACCAAGCCGTCGGCGATAAGCAGCCGGTGGCGGTAGAGAAACGCGAGGGTTTTGTTTGGTTTCATCACTACTAACAGACCAGGAAGGACACCTTGCGCCATCCTTACGGTAAGGATGCCTAACAGTCCGTCTTAGCGGCGGCGGGTATGCTGATCACGGTCACAAAAAGAATTCAGGTCGGGGACAAGGTTTTGGACTATTCCGCTTCGGCGGATGTAGCGGAGACAGGGCAACCATGGGCTGTGGCGAACCGGGACGTGTGGCTCCAGAGGGATTTGGAGCTGATTCAAGAAACGGCGCTGGCCTTGTTCAAAGTGTTGCCGATGCAGGAAGAAGAGCTGCCGCGCCTGATGACTCCTAACACTCCGTCTTAGCAATCAGGGGCATGCACACCGTAACTTTCTCCGAACCGGTTTCCTTTCATGGGGTCGAGCTGAATCCTGCCGAGCCCTATCTCGTGGCGAATTCAATGGCGGGCAGTCTGCTCACGAACCGCCAGCTCATTCGCTGCCGCGATGGGCAGCAGCGGCCGCTTTACCGGCTGGTGGAGGCGCAGGCCATTCCGCCGCGGCCGATTGATCCGGACCGGGATCACAATGGGCGCGACATCTGGATGTTTCGCATGGGCGGCTTCGGTGATGTGCTGATGGCTACGCCGACGATCCGGGAGATTAAACGCCGGTGGCCGTGGAGCCGGGTGCATTTTGTGACCATGCCGGAATATGTGCCAGCGCTGCAGGGCGTGGACTGCCGGGCTCACGTTGGGTTTCTGCCGCTGGCCTGTGTTGGTGAGCGGGATCCTCTCATTTTCTTCGAGGGCGTGATCGAGGACAATCCGCGGGCGCGCGAGATCCATGCGGTGGACTTACTGGCCGAGCGGGCGGGGGTGCCGCTGGGGCCGGATGCGGACCGGCGGGTGAGTTATCACCTGGACAAGGTGGAGCGGAAGTGGGCGTTGCAAACTTTCCCACGCACCGGCCGACGGCGCATTGGGGTTCAAGCGACTTCGAGCAGCGGGGTTCGCTCGTATGAGCCGCGGTTGCTGGCGCAAGTGATCGAGGCGCTGTTGCTGCAGGACATCGAGGTTTTCATCTTCGGCAAAGCGGGACAGGTCTCTTGCGACATTGCGGGTGCGGTGGATCTGTCCGCGATGGGGCTTACCTTCCGGAACAGCGTGGCCGTGCTCTCGACCTGCGATGCCGCGCTGGTGCCGGACTCCTCGTTGCAGCATGTGGCGGGCGCGCTCGAGATCCCCACGGTGGCGCTCTTCGGCAGCTTCCCTTCTAGGTTGCGGGTGATCCCTGGCGCTCCGGTGACCGTGCTGGAGGCCAGAGGGGAGTGTGCGCCCTGCCATCACCACGAGAGCGGGACTTCGCGCTGGCCGTCGGGCGGGCCCTGCGCGCTTACGCAAACGCGGGAATCTGCTGGTTTCTGCACCGTGCTTGCGTCCATCACGCCCTCCCGGGTCGTGAACGCTTGTATCGATGTGCTCAGTGGCTCGACGTCGAATTACGTCCGGAAGGGGGAAGTGGTCGTCTATGATTTTTACAACCACAAGATCGGCGACACGGTGGCGGCGGCTTACTTGCTCCGCGTTTTCAAAGAAAAGAATCCCCACGCGCGTTTGTTCATCGCCGATCGCGGGGCGCTGCCGGTGAAAACCTATTGGCCGTCCCTGGCTGACGAGTGGCAGACGGAACTCGGAGACCGCTGGCTGAATCATCGGCGGCTGAATTTCGAATTCGGCAATCTCTGGATCGCGGCTCCGTCGGCGTTTCACGATACGGGCATCATGTTGATGGCTCGGGGTTTCCCGGACTCCTACGACGTCGGCGTTCATTGCCTGAGCGGGGCGCAGTATAACGTGGCGCGGAATCACGATCGGGTGCAGTTCAAGGAGCTGGTGGACTGGCTGGTCGGAATTGGGCTGCGGGTTTATGTGGTGCCACCCGCGGAGTCAGGCCAAGACTTGCGGACCATCATCGAGCATATCGGCTGCTGCAAGATGTGGATCGGGGGAGACACGGGGTTCACCCACGTTTTCGCGGCCACGCATCCTAAGCGGCCGCTGATCGCCATCTACGGCAACGACGCGCACGACCGGGCGGGATTCGAGGACGAACGCCTGCGCATGCGGGCCTGGTGGGAGCCGGGGAGTCCGGCGGGGTTGTCGTCCGCGTGGTGCAGCGACCCGCTTAGTCTCAATCTGCGCAAGTTCGTGATGACAGACCATCGCTTCGATATGGATGCAGTGAAGCGTGAAGTTCAGGATGCGCTCGACTTCGCGATTATTGAGGGCGCGAAGGAATGAAAACCCTCGTTCTCACCGGCAGCACGAAGGCCATGCGGGAGATCCACGACCTCACTGTCCGCAGCAAGCGGGATTGGGCCGCGATGTATGGTTACGATTTTCTCGAAGTCCGTCAGTGGAACGACGAGCCCGCCGTGGTCTGGCAAAAGATGGCCCTCATTGAGCGCATGATGGGTGATTACGAGCTGGTGGTCTGGCTCGATGCGGACACCGTCGTGACGAATCCGGCGTGGAAAGCGGAGGACTTTGTCCAGCGCGAGCAGGCCGTGGTCTATGTCTCGGCCGATTGGGGCCCGTGTCCGGACGAGGACCGGTGGTTTTGGTTCAACACCGGCAACATGATCGTGCGCTGGACCGGCATGGAAAGCGTGCGGCTCTTCGAGGCCATGTGGCAACGGGGGCGCGACAAGTGGTGGAACGTGTGGGGCTTCGAGCAAAGCGCGCTGCAGGATCTCAAACGCGACCCGGCCTTCGGCCATCTCATCAGCGTGCTGCCAGGCAAGATGCTCAACGCCGTGCCGCGCAGCGTGCAGGAGCACACGCACAATCCGTGGGACTCGACCGATTTCCTCGCCCACATCACCGGCATTACCAATGCCCACCGGCTGCAGGTCGTGCGGGAGGGATTCCACTGATATGAAAAACGCACTCGAAATTGCAAAATGGCTGGCGGTCCTTCTGATCCTTCTCGGGCCCATTGCCCTCGGAATTCTGAAGCTGTTGGCGCTTTGGAAATACCTTTTTTCCTGATATGTCCCTCGAAACGTCAAAAGCAATGCACCGCCGGTGGCGGGAGGAGTCCGTCCCGTGGTGGAAGTATTTTTCGGGGCGGGGTATCGACGTCGGCAGCGGCGACGATCCGCTCTCGAAGGATCCGAATATCATGGGCCGCGCGCTGGCGTTCGATCGTGACGACGGCGACGCGAATCACTTGAGCCGACACGTTATCTCTTTCTTCGATTTCATTCATGCCTCTCAGGTCCTGGAGCACATGCATGATCCGGCTGCTGCTCTGCGCGACTGGCTCACGGTGGTCAAACCGGGCGGTTACATCATCGTGACCGTGCCGGACTGGGTGGCCTACGAGGGTATGGTCTGGCCGAGCCGGTGGAATTCGGACCACAAATCCACATGGTCGATGATCTATCGTGGCAGCACAGCGCCGCAGCACATTTACATTCCGGAGTTCCTGTCCGGTCTGGCCGCGGCGGCGTCAGTCGAGTTGGCCCGCTTCGTCGATACGAACTACGATTACACTGTCGGCACCACGCGCGACCAGACTCTGGCCAGCGAGGACCGCGTGGAGTGCTGGAATGAGTTTGTCCTCCGGAGAAGATGAAACGCCGCGTCATCATCCCGGCCGCCGGCGAGGCGGTGCGTTTCGGTGGAGTGCCCAAGGAGATGCTCCCGATCTCTGAGGAGGAAACCCTGCTCGGCCGCGCGGTGCGGATGGCCCGCCGCATCGGCGATCCCGTCATCATCACCAACCGGAAGAAGGAACACCTGCACCGCCGCCTGGCTCCGGACGTCGAGATGATCGTGAAGGAGGATCCCAAGCATCTCGACTTGTGGGGATCCATCTTGCTCGGACTGAAACATGGCGTCCCGGGCGGGCTGATCCTGCCGGACACCGTGACGGATTTTGATCCTTCGACAATCCCCGCGGACATGCCGATTGGTTTCGGCACTTTTCAGACTTACACACCGGAGCGGTTCAGTTGCCTCACCCAAGGCCGCATTGCCACGAAAGAATATGGCGCGGCGGTCCCCGCCTTGGCTTGGGGCGTGGTGGTGTGGTCCGGGCTGGTGAGCGAAGCGTTCCTGGGCGGAGCCTTCAAAACTTACGATCCGGTTTTCCAGATGGTCATGCGGACCATGGGCTACGGCACCTTCCCGCTGCATTACTATCACGACCTCGGCACGTTCGTGGCCTATCGCGAGTTCCTGTTGTCCCAAAGGATAAAAGGACCGCATCCGCTAATGGATTGCCCGCAGTGTGGCGAGTTTTGCGCACACGGGCACGAGTGTAAGCCGAACCTAGCAAAGGACAAATCTAGCCTGTCAATTTAATTGACACCCGTTCTGCCCGATATGGCGGCATCCGACTGGGCAGAGATTTATCGCAGCTACTCCCCGGAGGAGTTGGCCACTGAGATCGTCGAACTCAAGAAACAAAAATCCGTGTTCTCTTCCCAGCAGATCGGGAGCAAGTCCTACACGAAAGATCTCCAAATGCTGCAAAGCCAACTGCAGGCGGCCATCAGGGTGCAGAATGGCCGGAAGGCGCCGGAGGGTGAGTTTTCCGGCGTGGTGGACTTTAGCGGAGTCAACTCGAACTAAGCGATGAGCGAGTCGAAGCTTACCTTTCTGGATCGCGCCATCGCGACGGTTTCCCCGAGCCTGGCGGTCCGTCGCGCGGTGGCGCGGTATCATCTCCGGGAATTCTCGGAGGGCAGTTGGGAGCGCGGCAGCAGCGGCGGCCGGTCCCGGCACGCGTCGAGTGAGAGTCAGCGGAACAACCGCAAGCGCATCGATCGCATTTGGGAGGCCCGCGACATGGAAGAGCGGTTCTGTTTTGTGCGCGGCACGAACAACCGCCTGGAGCAATACGTCTGCGGCCACATCAACTATCAGGCCCAAACCGGCACGCCGGAGGTGGACCGCGAGTATCAGGACTTTTTCCACGATTGGTGCACCCGCGCCGACATCACCGGCCGGTTTCGTTTGCGGGAACTCGCGGGCATGGGATTCCGCGGCATGGTGCGCGACGGGCAGCATGGGTTTATCCAGGTGCAGGAGGGCGAGGAGCTGCGCCTGCAGGCCGTCGAGGGCGACCGAATCGGCGACCCGGGCAAGATCACGAACGACGAGCGGAACATTGGCGGCATCAAAATCGGCGACCGCGGGGAGATCGTGGGCTACGAGATCACGAAGCGATCGCGGCAGGGTCAATACACGCCGGACGTTACGGTCGAGCCGGAGAATTTCATCCATCTCTACAAGGCCACCCGCAGCGACCAATACCACGGCGAGAGCTGGTGGTCGGCCGCCCTTCCTCACGCCCGGGACATTCACGAGGTCATCGCCTTCGAGAAGCAGGCCATGAAATTCGCTTCGATGTTCGCGGGATTCATTAAGTCGAAGGATCCCTTTGCGCCTGCGACCGGAACGTCCTGGGCCACGCGCAAGAGCGGGCCCGGCGGGGCGAATACCATGGAAGCGCAGGCGGGCCGCATCCAGAAGCTCATGGAGGGCGAGGAAATCATTTTCCCGACGTCCACCGGTCGGCCGAGCGGCAACCTCATCCAGTTCATCGACATTCTTTATCGGGAGTGCGCCCATTGCCTCGATATGCCTTTCGGCTTCCTGTATAACATGGGCGACCTCGGTGGCGTGAACTCGCGCATCGAGCTCATGCTGGCCTGGCGCGGCATCCGTCGCATGCAGCAGCTCATGGAGGAAAAATTCCTCCAGCGGGTGAAGGACCGCGTGCTCGACCTCGGCATCGCCTTCGGCAAGATCACGCCGCACCCGAATTGGAATAAGGGCAAGTTTTCCTTCGGTTCACAGATCACCGGCGACAGCGGCAACTTCATCCAGGAACAGATCCTGATGTTGCAGAACGGCCTGACCACCCGCAGCAACATCATCGAAATGATGCTCGGCATGTCCAATGCCGATGTGGTGGACAAGCTCGCCAGCGAAATCCTCGAGTATCAAACGGCGGCGGCCGAGAAGAAGATCCCGGTCGAGTTGATCAACGCGAGCCTGCCCAACGCCACTCAGCTCCTAGCCGCCATCAATACGCCACCGGCCGTGCCCGAGCAGCCCAAGGGCCTCGTCGGCAAAATCGGCAGCAAGGAAGTCGAGCCGCTCATGGATCTCCTGGAGAAATACGGCACCGGCAAGATCGACCGGCCCTCGGCCATCAATTCCATTGTGATGCTCTACGGCACCACCCGCGCCAAGGCGGAGGCCATGGTTCCGAAAAAGCAGCCGGAGGCGGCGAAGGCAATCGGTGCCTCGCGCAAAGGCGCAAAGCCCGCAAAGGATGACAAGCAAGGAAAAGACGAATGAAACCTGAAAAGCTGAAACCCGAAAATCCTTACCGTAAGGATCGTTTCAAAAACGCCGCCGTCGGCACCGGGGCCCTCGCGGTGGGCGCGGGTGGATTGTATGCCGGAGTGCAGGCGGGTCGTGCGGCCAAGGTCGCCGGCGCCGCTGCCGAGGAGAGCCGCAAGGCGGCGCGGAATGCGCGGGTGATCACCGGTGGAGTGCGGCGGACCGGCGCGAAGATCGTCCGGGCCGGTTTGTTCATCAAACGGCAGATTGCGAAGATTCCCGGGGTGAGGTTCTCCGCGATCGAACTCGCGGAGCGAAAGAAGGAGGCGAAGCCTCTGCCCTCCGCCGTGAAGGCCGGGATCTCCGCTGCGGCCAGTGGCGCGGCCTTGGGGCTCATTCCTGCTTTGCGCAAGGGCACCGGAGTGAAGAAAGTTTTGAAGTCGGTTGCTACCGGGGCCGGACTAGGCGCGACATTGGGTGGCGGCGGAACGGCCATTGGAACAGCCATACTAGGCCAGCCGCGCAAAGAAGAAGGCGCTCCCATCACGAAACGTGCGGCCATCGGCGGCGGCATCGGCGGTGCAGTCCTGGGCGGGGCTGGTGTCGTGATTGCGCGCAAAGTTCGTCGCAAGCTTCCATTGGTAGGCTCCCCGGCGCGGGCCCTTGTCAGCGCCTCGAAAACTCTCCGTCCTGCTCAGTGGATCCGCAAGACCCCGCTGCCGGTGGCGGCTGCGATCGGCGCGGGTGGGGGACTTGTCGCCGGTGCCGCTCATGCCTCCGACGAGGGGCAGCAGGTGGACACGATCAACAATCTCAAAAAGGACAAAAAGAAACGCATGCTCTCCGCCCTTCCATCCCGTCTCCGCGCCACCATCGAGTTTGCCATCGTCGGCTACGAGGGCGGCATCCCGCTCACCGGAAAAGTCGCCCGCGACCGCTACGTGAAAAAGATCCGTGATGAGGATCTGGACCGCCGCGACGCGAACATCCTCCGCGCAGGTGCGGCGGGAGCTGCTGCGGGTTTGCTCAGTCGCGGAAAGGCTCGGGCAATCAAGACGGCTGCCATCGGTGCGGCCATCGCCGGCGGCGGTGTGCTGGGCATCCGTAAGATCACGGAACGAAGCCGCGATCCCTACGGCGAACGCTCGCGGGAAGCGAAGCGGGCGGAAACTGCGCCGGCCGTGGCCGGTGTGCTGGCGTCCGGACTTCTGGCTTCCGGACGTTTGAAATTGCTGCCCCGCCGTCTCGCCGCCACCGTCGCCCTCATCGAGCTCGGCAAAAAGGACCAGCCGCGTTTCAAGGAGAACAAGCAATACGCCGATCCCTTGAGTGCCTATGGCAACAATGCCAGCCTGGTCGACGCAAGCGGCAACCCGACACGCCTCACGCAATCGCAGATCGTTAATGCCGCGTGGCGGGGCGGGCATCAAATCCGCAAGACCGTTCGCCGCAGCAGCAACCTGGTTTCCGATGTGGCCGACGTCGCCGCCGGTCGCCGCAAAACGGGCGGCCGCAAGCGCGAGTGGGAGAAAGAGTACTTCCGCAATGGTCTGCTCACGGCGGCCAGCGCGGCGGGCCTGATCGGGCATGCCGTGGCGCGGCGCAAGATTCCCCGCTACCGCAAGGCGTCCGACAAGGTGATCACTTCCGCCAAGGGGCAGATCTCGAAAGTCCGCTCCAAAGCGGACGACCTGCTGGGCCTGGAGGCCCTTCCCGGCCGTCTGGCGGTGACGGTTCATCACTTCGATGCCGTGGCGCAGGCGAATGGCTGGGATGTGCGTGACCCGCGCGGCAAGAGCGCCCGGGTGTTTGCTCCCGGCTCGCGCAAGCGCGTTCGCCGTCCGGCCGACTGGCACGAAACGAAGGACGGCCAGCGCAAGATCCTCGGCACCCTCGGCGCCGCCGGCACGGTCGCGGCTCTCATTGGTGGCATCGCCATCGGCCGCAAGACTGCCCCACCGAGAAAGATCATGCCCGCCGTGAAGTCGCATCAGCGTCCCGGCTACCGCACGAAAAACATCGCTGTGATCTCGCGGCGGACCTTCGTGAAGGCTGGGGAAAATCTGGCCTGACGGGTTGACACTCGCCCGTGGTTTTCAAATTGCGATCCATCAAACCATGAAACTTCCGATCCATGAATAAACTCAAAGCCATCGTCACCGCTCGCGCCATCGAACTCGAAGCCAAGCTCGACACCAAACTTTTCGGCGTCTATCGCGATCCGGCCACCGGCAAGTATCTCAACGAGGACGGCAGCGAGGCCACGGCGGGCTCTTTCAAATCCGTCGGCGGTGCGGTGAAAGCCGTTGCGGCCGGTGGTGCCATCGGCGGCGCGGTTCTCGGTGGCAAGGCATTGGCGGGTCGCTACGGCGCGGACCAGGCCACCAGCCCCTCCAAGGCGGCGATGGCCATCGGTCGCGGTGTGGGTCGTGACGTCACGGACGCGGCCAAATCCGGTGCCCGCAAATCTCTCCTCCCCGTGGCCAATGCCCTCGACAACCTTTCCCAGCGCGCAAATCGCGTGGCGGGTGTCACGGCTCAGTCTGCGGTCAAGAATCGCGGTCTCCGCCGCACCCTCGGACTCATCGGCAAAGCTGCCCTGCGTCCTGTCGCTATGTCCGAGGTGGTCAAAGGCCGCTTGATCGAACTCAGCGATAAAGTCGATGACATGATTGAGTTTGGCTCTGGCGAAGAGGTTGCCACGGCTTTGCTTGGTTCGCCGACCGTTGCTGCTTACAAGGCGCGTAAGGGGAAAAAGTGGGACGCCGCGAAAGAAGCCTATGGCAACACATTGGTCGATACTACCATTGGTGCGACCTCTGGAGCTGTTGGTGGGGCAGGACTTGGCATTGCTGCCTTAAAGACCAAAGCGGGCCGCAGGATCGCTGCGCGCGTTGGAAATGTAGCGCGTTTCCCCCGCGGGCGCGGAAGGCTGGCCGCTGCGGCTGCCGCTACTGGTGCGGTTGCCGGCCTTTATGGCGGCGCGATTTCTGGGAAGGTTCATGGCGAGCACAGCAAGAAAGCCCGCGAAATTCGCAGTCGTTACGTGTGAGCAGGCTTTCCCGTCTCCGTCCTGGCATGATCCAACTCGCGGTCATGCCTCTTGGGGAGAAACCCGGCGATGATTGTTTGGGCTCTTGCTCTCCGGCTCCCGGCCCCCGGGTCTGGTATCCCTCGCTCTATCTCCGCCGCCTCAAAAAATCCATCGACCTTCCCGACGAAGGCGAGGCCAAGATCAAGTTCAAGGTCACCAGCCGCGAGACGAACACTCGCAACGGCGAGACGCGGCACAGTGCCACCATCGATGTCATGAGCATCGAAACGCCGGACAAGGAGGAGAAGAAACCCGCCGCGGCCGTCGCGAAGAAAGTGAATCTCTCTGCTCTCCGTCCTGGCATGATCCGCCTGGCCGATTCCCGCCCGCGCGATGGTAACGGGCAATACGTCGCCAACGAAACAGGCGGCGCCGATCCGAACAGCATGGCCGCGGCCTATGGTGGCGTGGTGGCCGAGAAGCAAAAGCGCATCGGACTTCTCACCCGTCTGCGTCGGACGTTGCGGCCTGGCATGGTGCCTCCGCCGGTTCCCGGGGTTTGATTTTATGGCACGCGGCACGGTCAAGTGGTTCAACGACAAAAAGGGTTTCGGTTTCATCGAGGATCCGGCGCAGTCCGGTGATGTTTTTGTGCATCACTCCGCCATCGAGATGAAGGGTTTCAAGACGTTGGCCGAGGGTGCCGCCGTCGAATACGAGGCGGTCAGTGAGGCCAAGGGCCTGCGGGCGAAAAACGTCCGCGTGGTTTAAGGGCACGAGGGCGGCGTCCCTCCATTGACAACGCTGTTGCTGGCATGAGCGAGCCAGCAATGTTTCATTTTCACATCCCCCTCTCCGGTCGCGTTGATCCGGAGTCCGCCGTCATCAAAGGCGTGGCGGTCATCACCGGCGGAGTCACCGCCAAGGGTCACAACCTCGAAGTCGATGAAAAGACCGTGGACCAAATCATCTCCTGCGGCAAAGCGGCCGGCAAGGTCCAGGTCAAATACAACCACAAGAGCGGCGTCGAAGCTATCGGTGGTTATCTCACGAACTTCCGCCGCGAGGGCGAAAAAGGCGTGGCCGATTGGTATCTGCTCAAAACCCACGAAGAGACGGCCAAGACCTTGGAGAAAGCCCAGGCCATGCCGGGCTGCTTCGGCCTGAGCGCATCCTTCGCCGGTCCGGAGAAAGGCGAGCGCATCGGCAAGAAAAATTACGCGCGGTGCACCGAGCTGGTTTCCGTCGATTGCGTGCCGAATCCGGCCGCCAATCCCACCGGACTTTTTTCCGCGAAGGAGCACGAAACGGTTGACAACACCGGAAGGAATCAAATGCCCAAAGAAACCGCACCCGTCCAGGAGCCCACGATGGCCGAAGTTATGGAAGCCATCAACGGTCTCAAAACCCACGTTGATTCTCGCTTCCAGGAAATCGAAGGCCGCTTCGAATCCCAGGAACCCCTCACTGCCGAGGAACTCGAAGCCGCGCTGAAACTCAGCGACGACGAGATCGCCGCGCAGTTCGATGGCGCCACCCGCGAGCAGGTGCAAGCCACGCTCGATCACGTGCTGGCCAATGCCGACACCGAAACCGAGACCGAGACCGAGCCCGCTCCCGCTTCCACGGAAGCCGTCGCCGCTCTGGCCCGCGAATTCCGCGGCAAGATCCACGATCTAGCCAGCAAGATCGGTGCGACCACCGAGCAGCAGGAGCAGGCGGAAGTCCTCCAGCAGTTCGAGGTCATCGAGCAAAAATACGACGCCCTCGTCGAGCTCTGCGAGCAGAAGGATCTCCAGATCGCCAGCCTGCAGCGCATCGTCCGCTCCACTCCCGGCCGTGCGGCCAGCCCCGGCGCGGAAAGCGTCCGGATGTTCTCCACCAACGAGGACGGCACGGAGCGCACCGAGTTCGAAACGCTCTGCTCCGCCAAGGTCGTGGAACTCTCCGCCAAGGATCCCAAGGCCGGTCCGAACACCATCAAGGCCCAGGCCCTGCGTCTGGTGAAAAAGGAAAACCCCCGCGCCTTCTCCGAGCACCAAGCCGCTCGCGGCATCGTGGAACTCGCCGACTAACCGCCCACCAACCAAAGGAAAACCACACCATGAGCGCAATCATCGAACACGGCAGCGACAGCTTCGTTGCCGACTCCACCACGGGCGTCGCGGCCAATCTCCGCGTCAAGCTCACCAGCGGCGGCAAGATCACTCCGGCTAGCGCCAGCGAGCAGGAAATCGGCGTCACCAAAATCAAGACCTCCGACAACAAGGAAGTCGCCGAAGTCCGCCTGCGCAATGCGCCGGGCAGCGTCGCAGTCACAGCCGGTGACGCGGTTGTAGTCGGGGCGGTCGTGAACCGCGCCGCCGGCGGCAAGGTCACCACGGCCGGTTCCTCGGCCTACGGCATCGCGGCCGAAGCAGCCGCCGTCGATGGCGACGTGATCACCGTTTACCCGCTCTAACCCCGTCGTCCCACTGAAACCACCAAAAAGCCATGTATAAAAATACCGACGCCATCATCCGACCGGAGTTGCAGGTCACCGTGCAGGAAGCCCTCGAAGCGGACAAGTTTTTCATTGCCGACAAGATCTTCCCGCTCTGGCCCAGCAAGACCGAGACCGGCACCTATCGCAAAATCAAAAAGGGCACAGGCGGCGTTCTGCGGATGACCGGCAGCGATCAAACGCTGCGTGCGCCTCGCACTCCCTACAAGGAAGTCGATCGCACCTACGAGAAGGCCAGCTACACCTGCCGCGATCGTGGTCTCACCGAAGTGGTGGACGACAGCACCCAGGCCGATCTCTCCCGCTTCTTCGACGCGGAAGAGACCGCCACCCGGCTCACCCTCGCCGACATCCTCCGCGCCCAGGAAAAACGCGTGGCCGACAAGGTGATGGACGAGTCCGTGTGGGGCAAGGTCGACGCCGCGGTGGCCTACACCGAGGCCCTCATCGCCACCATCGACATCCCGCAGGACATCGAGGAAGCCATCGCCCGCGTCCAGAAACGTGGCGAGCTGGTCAACACGATCGTCCTCTCCCGCAACATCTGGAAGCGCATCCGCCGCTCCACCCTGCTGCGCAAATACATCTACGGCGACAACGCCGGAGGCAAGATCATCACGAAGGACGTTTTCCTGAGCACCTTCCAGGACAGCGCCCCCATCACGAACCTCCACATCGCGGAAGCCGTTTACTCCACCGCGAGGGATAACCAGGAAGTCACCGATGCCAAGCTCGCCTACATTTGGGGCGACAGCTACATCTGGCTCGGCAATGTGGCCGAGGGCGATCCGAACATGGGTGGCGCCGGCCGCGTCATCTACTGGGAAGAGGACGCCGAGTTCAACTACGTGGTCGAGACCTACCGCGACGAACCCCGCCGCTCCGATGTGGTGCGCGTTCGCCAGAACAACGAGGAGCACGTGGTCAACGAGTGCGCGGGAACACTCATCAAAACCAACTACGCATAGAAAATTTCATCTCCCGGTGAAAAGCCCACAGCCCACGACCAGCAATGGCCGTGGGCTGTTTTTTTGAAACCAAAAAACCATGAAAGCCAAAGTCAATAACCTCGTTGTGATCTCCGATCTTCACGCGGGCTGCCGCCTTGGGCTGTGTCCGCCGGAAGGTGTGCCGCTCGACGATGGCGGTCTCTACAAGCCGAGTCCGCTGCAGTTGGTGATGTGGCAATGGTGGGAGGAGTTTTGGGATGTCTTTGTCCCGGCGGCCACGAAGCGCGAGCCCTTTGATGTGGTGGTGAATGGCGACGGGCTGGATGGTGTGCCGCACAATGCAGTCACCGGGATCTCGAACAATATGGAGGACCAGTGCGCGGCCTTGCGCCTGGCTTTGGCGCCGACCTTGCAACGGCAGAAGCACATGCGCCGCCTGTATTGGGTGCGGGGCACGGAGGCCCACGTGGGCAAGAGCGCATCCTTCGAGGAACGCATGGCCCGCGAGCTGGGGGCCAAGGCAAACCGCGAGGGGCAATTCGCGCGGTGGGAACTCTGGAAAAGTTGCGGCGACCATCTGGTGCATTTCCTCCATCATGTCGGGACGACATCGAGCAGCGCCCATGAGTCGAGCGCGGTCAATGCCGAGCTGGTGGCCGAATACGTCGAGGCTGCCCGCTGGGGCGAGCGGCCGCCGAATGTCATTGTGCGCAGTCACCGGCATCGCAACATCGAGGTCCGTATTCCCGGCAAGGCCGGGATCGCCACGGCGGTCGTGACCCCGGCCTGGCAGCTCAAGACGCCCTTTGCCTTCAAGATCGCCGGGGCCCGCCTGGCTCCGCCGCAAATCGGCGGCATCGTGATCCGTTCCGGTGATCGCAATATTTTCACCGACCCGTTTGTCCGTCACATCGAACGCGCCCCCGTCGAACACTAAACATGAGAATAAGCATCGAAGAATGGCTCAAGGAACTGGATGGCTTGCAGGCCGCCCAGCCCGATGGATTCACCACCCGCGAGTTGGCTGCGGCCAAGAATGTGAGTCAGCAGCGGGCCGGCGAGATCATGCGCAATCTGGTCCATGGAGGCGTGATGATCTGCAGCGGCCGCCGGCGCGAAACGTCCATGGATGGGAAGCCGTGCTATGTGCCGGTCTATAAGATCGCGGCGGGGAATCCGCCAAAGGCTGTAAGCAAAAAGAAGAAATGACTTTTGATGATTCGTTTGCCGGGGCCGACACCGAGGCGTTCAAGGTGATGGCCGACACGGACCCGGTTACGCTTTCGCATCCGGAGGCCGAGGCGTTCGATACCAACGCCATCGTTTATCCCGGCGGTTCCCAGGGTTCCGTGGCCCGCATCGGCGGGCAAGGTCAGGTCAACGATCTGCAAGCCGAGCTGACCGACAAGGACGTCCGCGAGCACGGCGTGGCCTCGGGCTGGCGTCTGCGCTGGAAGGGACTCGACTTCCGCATCACTGCGATGGTGCCTCAAGGATCCACCTTCACGGCTGTCTGCATTGCCTTGGGAGACGGAAGAGAAGGCTGAAGTATGAAGGCTGAAAGCTGAAATTTTATGAGTGAATTACCAACGGCCGACGCCACGCAACTGCTCGAAGATGCCGCCGTGGAGGCTATCGCAACCGGCGAGCATCCGTCATTTCCCGACGGGCTCCAGCTTGGCGTGCAGGTCCGGCCCGGGCGTTCCAAGCTCGCGTGGCCGGCAAACTATGTCGCGGTCAATGGCGACGACCAGGAGCCGAAACACGCCGAGGCCGGTTTGTGGATGGTCAACGCGACGATCTGGTGCGTGACGGACACGGAGGAAAAGGATGCCGTGGCGACGGCGGCCGCGCTGAAAGCCAAGATGGTGCGCTGGCTGCGTCCTGGCTGCCCGCTGATCCGGTGGGGAAATGAGAAGATCTTCATTCATGGGCTGACCGTTTCGGGGCCGGTGCAGCCGGTTCGTCGTGACTTCACCTATGCCGATGTGATCCCGGTGCGGTTCGCTGTGCGCGTGTATTGACACGGTGCGCGGAATTACTATGGCCGACATTAATATCACTCCCTCTCTCGTCAAGCCCTCCGCCTCCGCTCTGGCTGCGGCGAAACGCGGTGTCTCCGGTGGCGCCATCACAGCGGGCTCTCCCGTCTATGTGGACGCGGCCGATGGCCGCAAGATCAAGCTGGCGGAAGCGGGCGACACGACCGCCAAGGCCGATGTGGTCGGCATCGCCCTCACGGGTTCCTCGGCCGGTCAGCCCGTGCTCTACGCCACGCAGGATGCCGCGCTGGATCTCGGTGTGACCGTGGGCAACCGCGTGACCGTCGTGCTCTCGGCCACGGCGGGCAAGATGTGCCCCGATGCCGACATCGTGGCCGGTCGCAAGACCGTCCTGGGCGTTGGCAATGGCACCACGAAAATCAATTTCAAACCCATCGCTGGGTAGCCTTTCTTCTTAGCGGGAGAAATCTGAGAGAGCGGCACGCCGCGCGGTTTATTGGTCCGCGCGGCGTGTTCGTTTGCATCCTTACCGTAAGGATGGCTGGATGACAGGACCGGACTCATTGGCAAATGAAGAAGAGCCGGGGCTTGCGCCGTACTTGGAACGGACTGGAGGCGGCGGGCCGGACGCAGCAGTCTGCGCAATATGGATCGTGGGCCAATCGCAAGTCGGACCCGGTGGCAGACCGGTTGGCGCGCTTGATTGGTTGACATTGCGCCGAAGTCATTATGGCACTCGAATTTTTCGGCGAAGATTATCACTTTTTGCAGGATGGCGACGTGGACAAGGACGGCCTGGCCAACGTCAAATCCGCCACCCTTTCCGGCGACAAGGAAACCGAAGTGTGGGGCAAGGACGGCAACGGCGAGCACAACGCCCTGGCCATCGGCAACCTGAAATACTCCGGTGAAAAGACCGGGTACGTTTCCGCCTTCGAGCCCATCAGCGTCGTCGGCCAGATGGCCGTGGCGGGCGTGAACCTGATCAAAAAGGGCTTCCGCATCAATGCCACCTTCGAGGACTTCTCCGAAGGCACCCTCACCGGCGTCGGTGCGCCTGGCCTCAACCTCTAAAAATTCCACACAGTTCATGGGCCGCATCCTTACCGTAAGGATGCGGCCTTTTGCTTGAAACGATGGCTGGGCGTTTTCTCCACGATGAGCGGTATGCCGAGGCTCTCTTTAATCTCGACGATCCCCGGCGCCCCGGCTGGTCTCTGCATCGCGTTTTGGGCAGGCCGCTGCGGCCGTTTTCGATGTGGCACAAGTTCCAGCTCGAATACGCGAACTCCCCGTTTCTCACTGGCGGTCCGGTGACGGTGCCCGATCTGGAGCTCGCGGTTTCGATTTGCCGGTCTCCCTATCCCATTCGTGGCGACTTTCCCCGCCGGTCTGGCTTGGCGAAAATCCTCTGGATGTTGTGGGCCGAGCGGGTGGACGTCTTCACCGCGCGCGATGCCTTCCATGAGTATCTGGCCGACTATCACAGTCCGCCGAAATTGTGGGAGACGAAGAGTAAAAAAGGCGGCCGCCGCGATGTGGACGACAGCCTGGAGGAAGTGACGCTCTACCGGTCCACCACGGGCTGCACGTTGGAAGAGGCATGGAACAAGCCGACGGGAATGTTGCTATGGGAGAACATCCTTCACGCCCGTCGGCAGGGCGCGGAGGTGAAGGTGTTCACTCCGATGGACGAACGGGCCTTCGCCGCGCAGCTCAAGAAACGCGCGGAAACCATCGAACGGCTCACCAACGAAATCATGGAAAAGGAATCGCTGGGGCCCAAGGAAGCGAGGGCCAAGGCGGTCAAATTCTATTGGGACACGGTGAACAAAAACAAACGGCGGAACGGTTTCAAGTGACACTCGTCTGAACGCATGGCCATTCATCAACAGCCCGGTCCCGGCGCATCCGCCGCACAGCAGGCCAGCACGCAGGCGCGGGCAGCCGCGAACTTCATGGACATCGTTCGTGCCAAGGGTGGCGCGGCTTTGAAGATCCTCAACGACTTCGCCGGTCCGCTCGCTCTGGCCAGTGGCGCGGCTCTGGCCTTTGCCGGTGCCATGGCCCGGGGGTTGCGGCAAACGGAACTGGTGCAGCGCGGACTCGAGAAGATCGCGAAGATCCAACTCTACACGCCAGAGTTCGCCAAGATGCTCGGCGGGCTCGGCCAGGCGCGGAGGCGGCTCGAAGAAATCTGGCGGTCGCCGGCGCGGAAGGTTTTCGCCTTCGATGATCTGGCGCAAGGCAACAAGAAGCTGGAGATCCTGACCGGCGGTTTGCTCTCCGGTAAGCGTGGCATGAAGGAAATCGGCGATGCCGCTGCGGCCGGTGGGACGTCGTTCAACGAGATGGCGAGCATTGTCGGTGTGCTCTACGACGATCTGGCCAATGGCCGCCCGATTGGCGCGGCCGTGCAGCAGCTCCGGATGCTGGGCGTGATCTCGACGCCGGTGGCCGATAAGCTGGAAACCCTCGCCGCCAGTGGCGCGGGTTTTGCGGCCGTGTGGGGCGCGGTGCACACGGAAATCCGCAAGTCCAACGGCAGCATGAAAACGATGGAGGCCACCATCGCCGGATTGCAGGCCAAGCTCTCTGCCGCGAAGGACGAGCAGGCCAAGACCGTGGGTGAACAATTCGCCGAGGGCGAAAAGGCCGGACTCGACGCGCAGATCCGGGCGACTGAAGCCATGACGCCCGTGCTGAAATCCGTGGCCGTGATTCTCGGCACGGTCTGGAGCTGGTGGCAGAAGTGCAAGCTGGCCGTGGTGGAATTCGCTGCCTCCCTGCCTGGCGTGAAAGGTGGGCTGGTCGGTGTGCTGACCGGATTCGCCGCGCTGATCTTCATGCTGGCGGCGTTTTCTGTGGCCACGACCATTCAAGGCATCATCGCGCTGACCGCATCGCTTTACGCATGGGCCGCTGCCTCGTCTGTGGCGGCCGGGGCGACCGGAGTATTCGCCCGCGCCGTGCTGGCCCTTGGCGGCGTGCTGCGGCTCGCGCTGGGGCCTTGGGGTGCATTGATCGGTTTGCTCTCCGTCGTCGCGGGGATCATGGCCAATGCCGCCATCGAGGCCCACACCTTCGGCAAGGCGCAGGAGGATTTGAAAAAATCCGTGCAGGAGACGAATCAATCCCTGCAGGACCAGGTGAAGCAGATTCAGACACAGGGCGAAAAATCCGCCGCCATCGGTGCCACCGGCAAGGAGGTCGTGGACGCGCAGGACCGTCTCGCGCAGGCCGAGGCCGAGCAGCGCAAGGCGGCTGCCGATTGGAATCCGCTCAACGACGGCGGTGCTTCCGATGCCGTCGCGGAGCGCAAGAAGGAACTCGAAGAGGCCCGCAAGACCGCCGCGGCCGCGCAGAACGCTCCCACGGATGCCGCCGTCGAGTCCCTCATGGGCGACGACTATCAGGCCGCCAAAGCGCAAAGCGAGGTGCGCCAGCGTCAGCTCGCCGAAGAGGCCAAGAAATTGCAGGAGCAACGCGCGGCCGTCGAAGCTCTCGACAAAGCCCGGGCCGGAAGCGGTGGCGTGGCCGATGGGTTCGCCATCAAATCCGCCCAGGACCGTGTGAATGCGCTCGGCGCCGGCGGCAAGACCGCCGCGCAAATCGCCGAGGAACAGCGGGGCGTGGCGCAGAAGCAAGGTGCAGAAGCGAATTCCTTTTCCAAGGACAATCTCGACCGGCTTTTCAACATGCAGCAAGCCGCGTCCCAAACAAGGTCCGGGGCTTTGCGCGAGCAGTTCAAGGCCACTGGCGACACCGATTTGCGCGACCAGGCCGACAAGCTCGACGACGAGATTTTTCGCAAGAAACGGGAGCGCGATCTCCTCGCGTCCGGTTATTCCCGCGAGGACGCGCAGAAGCAGGCCGGTGCGGAGAATTCGCTCAACCAAGCCATCCGCGAGCGCGAGCGCGCTGGCACGCCACAAGTGTCCTCGCTCGCGGCCATTGGTGGATCAGCGGGCACAGCGGGATTGATCAGCGAGGTTCCCAAGCAGCAACTCGAAACGCTCAAGGCCATCGATCGCAAGCTCAAGGATCTCGACGGAACGGTGAAGCGTGGCGTCTCCGACCACAACGACGACCGGCACTACGAATAGTGTCCAACTGACAGCGGGCGCGGCGCATGGAGTATTTCGGAGAATTCACCCCGTGGCTGTCGAATTGGATTGAGGACCGGCTCGGCTGCCATCGCGCCACCATTTCCTGCCGGTGGAACTCGGGAAAACCCAACCGTTCAACGGCGGTCGATCTTGGCACGTTCACCGACGGCGTGGTGTTTCCTTACGTTCGTTCTGAGCACAACGGCGACGAGGGCGGCCAGGGCATCACGAATCACTATTTCGAGGGCGTTCCCGCTGAGATTCCTGACCGCGTTTCCTACGAGTTCCAAGGTTCCTTCAATCAGGAGCCGATCACTTCCCATCCGAAAATCGGCGAGCTGCTGAAGAAATACAAAGGCCGATTGGAGGATGGCGAGATCCTGTGGGCCGAGAAAGACCCCACCCAGCAAAGCAAGCGCAAGGGAACGAACCGCAAAGGGGCCGTCGTCGAAGGCATCAATCCCATGTATGGGGTGCAGGCGTATCTGGCAATCGGGGCGGTGTGGACTGTGACTCGGCT